ATGAACGCATACCTCACTTATGACCGAATCGAAGATCGGCGCTGGGTTGAGCAGCAACTCACCGACGAGAAAGAGAAGTGGATCGACGACAGGGCGCAGCAAATCATCGACATGATGCCAAAAGAGCCGTCCGGCCTCTTCCACTTCACGATCCCGATTGACTCCAGCCCATACGAAGGACTTCGCAGCGATAAAGCTGGCGAGGCCTACAACGATTTCATTTCGGCAGTTGCTTACGCCCAGGCGGAATACGACTGGCAACACCGTACCGGCTGCCCGTTTTAATTTTTGAGGGGATTAACGATGGCAAACGAATTAACAATCACGGCGAGTGCGCTGGCGGAAAAAGGTATCGACGTCGCTACCTGGAGCGCGCTGAAGAACAGCATCTACCCTGGCGCCAAAGACGAATCGGTAATGATGGCGCTCGATTACTGCCGTGCCCGCCAGTTGGATCCGTTGCTGAAGCCCGTTCACCTCGTGCCGATGAGCGTCAAAGACTCAAGAACGGGTAAAAGCGAATGGCGCGACGTGGTCATGCCGGGCATCGGGCTTTACCGCATTCAGGCAGACCGTTCAGGCGATTATGCCGGGGCCCGTGAGCCTGAGTTCGGTCCAGACACGACGCAGACGCTTTCTGGTGTCGAGGTCACCTTCCCTCAGTGGTGCAAATACACCGTCTACAAGCGCATGCCCAGCGGCGAGATCGTCGAGTTCAGCGCTAAAGAATACTGGATTGAAAACTACGCCACCGGCGGCCGCGACACTACGGCGCCGAACGCGATGTGGAAAAAGCGCCCATATGGCCAGCTGGCGAAATGCGCGGAAGCTCAGGCGTTGCGTAAGGCATGGCCTGAGATTGGACAGCAGCCTACCGCAGAAGAAATGGAAGGCAAATCACTGGACGTTGATATGCGTGACGTCACACCGCGCACCACCACAGAAGCACTTCCACCAGCAGCAAGCGAAGAAACGCTCCAGGCGATCACCGATCTCTTAACATCGATGAATAAAGACTGGGAGCAAGACTTCCTCCCGGTGTGCAGCGACATCTTCAAACGGCCAATTCTTGAGGCGTCAGACCTCACTGAAGAAGAGGCACAGAAAGGGTTCAACTTCCTTCAGAAAAAAGCTAAGGCGGCAGCATGACACCCGAAATTATCCTGTCCAGGACCGGCATTGACGTAACCACCATCCAACAGGGTGATGAGGCGTGGCACCGGCTGCGCCTCGGCGTCATAACCGCATCTGAAGTGCATAACGTCATTTCCAAGCCGCGCTCCGGAACCAAATGGACGGGCATGAAGATGTCCTACTTCCATACCCTGCTCGCAGAGGTATGCACCGGCGTCGCGCCAGAGGTTAACGCCAAGGCGCTAGCCTGGGGCAAGCAATACGAGGAAGACGCCCGCACCCTCTTCGAGTTCACCACTGACGTGAAAGTCACGGAGTCTCCGATCTTGTTCCGTGACGAGAGCATGCGCACCGCGTGCTCCCCTGACGGCCTTTGCAGTAACAATTTTGGCCTCGAGCTTAAATGCCCGTTCACCTCCCGCGACTTTATGAAATTCCGCCTCGGCGGTTTTGAGGCCATTAAGTCCGAGTACATGGCCCAGGTGCAGTACAGCATGTGGGTTACCGGAAAAGACGCCTGGTTCTTTGCCAACTACGACCCGCGCATGAAGCGCGAAGGTATTCACCACGTCGTTGTTGAGCGGGATCCGCAGTACATGACCGACTTCAACGAAATGGTGCCGGAGTTCATCGAGAAGATGGATGAGGCGCTGGCGGAGATCGGATTTACGTTCGGGGAACAGTGGAAATGAAACGCACACCCTTCTACCGACGGCCCGGGCGCACCGGGCAATTCTCCGGCCTTCGTGAGCGCGTTATCTGGATGATTCAGACGCGCGGCCGACCGGTCACCGGTAGCGAAATCGCTGAGAAGTTTGGCGTAACGCTCATTGAGTTTAACCGGGTAGCCAACGGCATCACCCGCGGCTCCGGACAGATAGCGCAGATCGTTGAGTCTGAGAAATGGCTCAACGAGGACGGCATCTGCGACCGGACTTTCGACCTCGTCACGAAGCCAAAAGTCATTACGCCGCAGGGTAAATCGCGGCTTTTCACCCGGCGCGCCATAGAGCAATCGCAGGAAGGCAGGCGGCAGGAGTGCATTGCGCGTGCCGCCCGCCGTAGCCGCCTCATTGCTCAGGGCCTCTACATCGACGAAATGGAGTCCATCCTATGACTCACGCTCACGACGACATCAGGGTTGGCACACTGTTCCTCCCCTTCATTGGTAACGGCTGGCTAATGCCATGGGGTGAAGTGGTCAGTAATCCATTAAAGGCGCAGCGGCTCGCTGAGGAATATCGGGAAAGGCAGGAGGCGGCATGAGCAAACCAGTAATAGCAGTTTGGTTTTCTTGCGGGGCTGCCAGTGCCGTGGCTGCCAAGTTGACCATCGAAAAATATGGCAGCACACATGAGATTAAAATGTGCAATAACCCCATAGCTGAGGAAGATTCTGATAATCGTAGATTTCTGAAGGATGTCGAAAAGTGGCTTGGCGTCACTTGTGAAGAAATTACCCATCCAATGTTTCCATCCTCAAGCGCTGTAGAGGTATGGGAACACAAGCAATTCATGTCCGGACCGAAAGGTGCGCCATGTACTGACGTTTTGAAGCGGCAAGCAAGATTGATGTGGGAGAGATTTAATAAATGCGACTTCCTTGTGCTCGGCCTTACCCATGACGAACAGTGGCGGATTGATAATTTTAATTCTGCCAGAACTGGTAAAGATCCAGTAATGATTGCCCCACTTGCTGACGCCGGTCTTACCAAGCAAGACTGTTTCGATATCATTTCAGCGGCTGGTATTAAGCTGCCACATATCTACAGCCTCGGTTTTCCTAATGCAAATTGCATTGGTTGCGTGAAATCAACATCGCCGACATATTGGAACCTCGTCAGGAAGCACTACCCTGCTGTGTTTCAGCAGCGAGCGGAGCAATCGCGAAGGATCGGTGCTCGTCTCGTAAGGGTTTCTGGTGAAAGAATTTTCCTTGATGAGCTGGATCCATCGGCAAAAGGTAGAGAGCTAAAAAGCTTCGACTGCGGAGTTATATGCACCAGAGAAGATGATGACAATAGCGAAGTAGAAGCTGAAGAGGCTACACACGACCATGCGTTAGCTGATGGCCTAATGCATTCGAGATCTGGTTACGGAGGCAGCAACACGCCATCGGATCAGCGCGACCTCTGGCGCACTCCACCAGCCCTCTTCGCTTCCCTTGATGCTGAGTTTTGCTTTCAGCTTGATGCCGCCGCTGCACCGCATAACGCGCTGTGCCGGAAGTTCATCACCGCCGACCAGAACACGCTGGAAACGCCATGGGCTGATTGCCTGAATGTACCTGGCTACGTCTGGCTGAACCCACCATACAGCGACATCACGCCGTTCGTTAAAAAGGCCGCTGCCGAGAGCGCCAATCAGATTGGGACGGTCATGCTGGTACCGGCAGACACTTCGGTTGGCTGGTTTAAGGAGGCGATCCAGACCGCCAGCGAAGTTCGCTTCATCACCGCCGGGCTGCTGGCATTTATCAACCCGGTCACCGGTAAGCCGGTAAGCGGCAACAACAAAGGGTCGATGCTCATCATCTGGCGACCGTACCCGCGTACACACTGCCACTTCGCAACTGTGGACCGTGACGAGCTGATGGCTTTCGGGGCGAAACTTCTCGCCCGCCGGGAGGCCGCATGACGCCAGAAACAGACAACGCCATCCGCGCAGCCTGCCGCCGCTGCACCGAGGAAATCCAGCAGGCCATGCGCAAGAAGCCAAAGCCAAACTGGAACGGAACGGTGCCTCCCATCATCAACAAGCATCACAAGAAAATAGAAGCTCTGGGAGTTAGCCTCCTGGAGTTCGTCGTATACACAGGGCGGCTTAATCGCCGCTTCGGAGTGGATTCATGACCAAATACGCGAAACTGGATAGCGAAGTGTTAAGCGCTATTGGCGCTCAGCCAACCTCTTTTTCGAAGATATTTAACCCTTCCGTCAGGCAGGAGTGCCTCGTCATTGCTGAGGCAGAAGGAAAGCACCCAATGGACGTCTTCCGCATTCTTGATCGCCGACTCCAGTCTCTCAGAAAGCTTGGCGTTATTCAGCATGTCAAAGGTAAAGGGTGGATACAGCCATGAAATCGCAAATCACCAGGTCGCTATCGCGGCCTTTTTTATTGCTGGCGTTCACCTTCAACCGAATTAACCGACAGTTCCGGGAGAATTGACTATGGCTGACATCATCGATACCGCAGCAGAGATTGAAGAGCTTCAGCGTAACGCTGCCCTTTCTGCTCACCGCGTAAATCGCAACGCCGTATCAGCTGAGCATTGCGCTGAATGCGGCGAAGACATCCCGGCGCCGCGGCGCGCTGCCGTACCCGGCTGCCAGACGTGCGCGGAGTGCCAGGGTGTTATCGAACTAAAGAATAAGCAGAGGGGATTGTGATGGATTACAGCAAGCTAAGCGACTTTGAAATTAACAAACGAGTGGCGATCGCAAATGGGCTTTTGGTTCAGGAAATTGACGATAGCAAAGCCACTGGCATGACGAGCAAATATCGCGAACTCCGCCCACACACTGTTTGGGTGAGTGATGGAGAAAACCCATGGGAGCAATATGCGCCAACTCTTTGCTGGGAGGATGCGGGTCCGATCATCCTGAAGAATCGCATTAGTCTGGTTTGGGATTGCGCTGAAGATGCCAGTTCTGAGTGGTGGAACGCTGTTGACCAGTTCGATGAATGCCGGGTTCAGTATCAATCCAACCCACTACGCGGAGCAATGATTGTATTCCTCATGCTTCGGGAGCAAGCCAATGTTCAGGATAATCCAGCCTAACACCTGGTACGCCGATCCCCACGGCGCGCCCTGCAAAATCATCCGCGCTACCCACGAAGTCATCCACTACATCCGAAACGGTCGCACCTGCATCGCCAGCATGGGCCGCTTTCAGCATGAATTCGAGCCGCTGACCAAAGCACAGGCTGAGCGGATCGCCGAAGAAATAGAAACAGCAGAACACCTGAAGAAGCTGCGCGCCCAGCGTGCGGCATGAGGAGAGAGCGTGAAACCTTACGAATCGAAGAAATCACAGTTCACCAGAAACCTGATCCGGCGGCGCCACGCTGAATGGTCAGAAAAAGACCTTCGGTAATGTCGGCCCTATCGGACCGCTGAAACACCTTTCGAAAGAGGCGCTGGAAGCTGCTGCCGATCCTGCCGACCTAAGTGAATGGGCTGATATGCAGTTCCTGCTTTGGGACGCGCAGCGGCGCGCCGGTATCACCGATGAGCAAATCACCGCGGCGCTGGAAGAAAAGCTGAAGGTGAATATGGCGCGCCAGTGGCCGGAACCGAAAGACGGGGAGCCGCGCCTCCACATCAAACCATGACGCAACTGATAGCCAGTTATGAGCTGGCTATTGGGTGCGAAAGCACTGCCTCACATCCCTTGATGTTATTGCCGCCTACGGGCGGCTTCTTTTTGCCTGGAGAAAACCATGAGCGACATTATTCAGTTGGTACCGAATAAATGGGTCACAGAGGAACTTTTAACTGCGACAACCGGCATGTCAAAGCACATGATTCAGCATGCCCGCCGGTCTACCTGGATGGAGGGAAAGCATTATCGCCATGTTGCCCCTGATATGGCACCTAAGCAAAACAGCCCAATCATGTATAACCGCGATGAGATAAACCACTGGATCGAGCACCAAAGCCCAGCGAAACGCCGGAGAATATCTGCTTAAATGTCCTTTGGCACATCAAACGAGGAATGATTATGGCAGCATACCCAACAGGCGTAGAGGTTCATGGCGAATCGTTACGCATATGGTTCATATATCAGGGGAAGCGTGTCAGGGAAAATCTCGGCGTTCCTGACACGCCAACAAACAGGAAAATGGCAGGCGAACTTCGGGCTTCAGTCTGCTTTGCGATAAAGACAGGCACATTCAATTATGCCTCGCAATTCCCTGATTCATCGAACGCAGAGAAATTCAGCACTGTCAGAAAGCAAATCTCACTACTTGAACTGAAATCGAAATGGCTTGGGCTTAAGGAGATGGAGCTTAGCCTCGGGACGTTGAGGCGTTACGATTGCCACCTCACAACCACTATCGAAACAATTGGTGAGCACAGGTATATCGGCAGCCTGAACACTGAAGATATCCTTAGTGCCAGGAAGGAGCTACTGAACGGCTGGCAGAAGACCAGACATGGCCTAAATCATCCACCCAAAAAGGGAAGAAGCGTTCCTACAGTCAATAGCTATATGGCATGCCTTGGCGGGATGCTGAGCTTTGCTTTCAAAAGTGGCTACCTGAAAACCGATCTGATGGCAGGTATTACCCCTCTCGCAAAAGAAAGACCCATTCCAGATCCTCTTACTTCTGATGAGTATCAGAGAGTGGTTGCGGCCTGCCCAACGCTACAGTTTCAGAATATGGTTATCTTTGCGGTAAATACAGGCGTCAGGCATGGCGAACTAAGCGCGTTATCCTGGGAGGATGTGGATACTGTCAACTGGACTGTTACAGTGTCACGGAACTATTCCCTGAAGGGAAACTTCACCCTGCCAAAAACCAACGCCGGGATTCGAACAATACAGCTGACCCAGCCAGCAATTGATGCCCTCAAGGCGCAAATGCCACTGACCAGAATGATGGCATCCCACAAGGTAAGCGTCAGCCTACGGGAATACAAAAAAAAAGAGAATCGATGAATGCACCTTTATATTCTCGCCGTCCATTACTTCAATGAACGGTAAGAAGACGATGTGCTACGTCCCCGGATCCATTAATTCAGCCTGGCGCACTGCCCTGCGTCGTGCAGGCGTCCGACAAAGACGGTCTTATGAAACCAGGAACACATATGCGTGCTGGGCACTGGTCGCCGGAGCGAACCCAAATTTCGTTGCGCACCAGATGGGCCATTCGTCAGCGCAAATGCTATTCACGGTTTACGGTAAATGGATGACCGAGAATAACCATGACCAGGTGGGCATTTTGAACGCATCATTTACTCAAAATGCCCCACTGATGCCCCATAGAAAAACCGCATAACCTTAACTACCTGATTTAACATATTAATATCACTTCAATCATGATTCATCTGGATGAGCAAGGTCGGATCGTTTGCCTTTAGCTTCTTGCCGGTAATGTTCTGTATCGCCATTCCTCTGGGTCTGGCGCGCGAAAACAAAGGCGTGGCGGCGTTTGCGGGCTTCGTTGGCTATGCGGTCATGAACCTTGCGGTTAACTTCTGGCTGACCGCCAAAGGGATCCTGCCGACGACCGACGCGGCGGTACTGAAAGCCAATAACATTCAGAGCGTGATTGGTATTCAGTCCATCGATACCGGGATCCTTGGAGCCGTGATCGCGGGGGTGATTATCTGGATGCTGCACGAGCGCTTCCACAACATCCGCCTGCCCGATGCGCTGGCCTTCTTCGGCGGGACCCGCTTTGTGCCAATCATTACGCTGGTTGTGATGGGTCTGTTTAGTCTGATCATCCCTCTGATTTGGCCGATTTTTGCCATGGGGATCACCGGGATTGGCCGCATTATCAACGGCGCGGGTGATTTCGGCCCGATGATTTTCGGTACGGGTGAACGTCTGCTGCTACCGTTTGGTTTACAGCACATCCTGGTTGCCCTGATCCGCTTTACGGAAGCAGGCGGCACCATGGACGTTTGCGGTCATTCCGTTAGCGGCGCGCTGACCATCTTCCAGGCCCAGCTGAGCTGCCCGACCACTCACGGCTTCTCTGAAAGTGCGACGCGTTTCCTTTCTCAGGGTAAAATGCCTGCCTTCCTCGGCGGCCTGCCGGGTGCTGCGCTGGCGATGTACCACTGTGCCCGTCCGGAAAATCGTCATAAAATTAAAGGTCTGCTGATCTCCGGCGTTATTGCCTGCGTGGTGGGCGGTACGACAGAACCTATCGAGTTCCTGTTCCTGTTCGTGGCACCGGTACTGTACCTCATCCACGCCGTACTGACGGGCCTGGGCTTTACCGTGATGGCTGTGCTCGGTGTGACCATCGGTAACACCGACGGTAACGTGATTGACTTCGTGGTATTCGGTATCCTGCACGGCCTGTCCACCAAGTGGTATCTGGTGCCGGTTGTGGCCGCCATCTGGTTCGCGGTTTACTACGGGATCTTCCGCTTCGCCATCACCCGCTTCAACCTGAAAACGCCTGGCCGCGATACCGATACGGCCACCAGCGTTGAACAGGCGGTGGCCGGTACCGTTGGGAAATCCGGATATAACACGCCGGCTATTCTGGCGGCGCTGGGCGGTGCGGATAATATTACCTCTCTGGATAACTGCATCACCCGCCTGCGTTTGTCGGTGGCGGACATGTCCAAAGTGGATACCAACGCACTTAAAGCTAACCGGGCTATTGGCGTAGTACAGTTAAATCAGCACAATTTGCAGGTCGTCATTGGCCCGCAGGTACAGTCAGTGAAGGATGAGCTGGCAACCCTGATGCGAACCGTCGAAGCCTGA